GAGTTGGCAAGCGAAGCGGCGGTTGGCGCGGTTTCAGCGGCACCTGTTAGTGTAGCGGGGATCATGGGAACGCAGCAAGGCTTGGATGTATCTAAATCACCGACAGCGGGAACACTTGCACAGGTTCCTCCAGGGGTTCAGACGGCTTACAAAGAAGCGGCGGATACTATGGGTGAAGCTGGCGTCGGCGGTGTAGGTGCCACAGACGCGATATCGTTGGATGTCATGGCTGCGCAAGAGATCATCAACGATCAGATCGCTTCGACAGGTACGGTGGATGCCAAGGTTCTGAAGAATTTGAGCGATGCAACGGATCTTTCTATTGAAGAGCTAGGCACGATGGTTGCGAACGCAGGATCAAGAGTAATAGGAACTGAGACTATCCCTGTAGACATTCCTGGTGGAGTTTCTGATGCCCTTATCGACCAGCCAACGGGCATCGGCGGCGGCAGCAACATTCAGGTTACGCCACTACCAAGTGGTGAGACGTTGTTGACGAACAATGACACAGGTCGCCAAACGGTTGTGGATCAGGGTGCAAACCTACAAGAAGCTATCGCGACGTTCGACGAAGTGACTACGCCGATTGACGAACAGACTGTTGCGTTACGTGAGCAAGCGGCGGCAGAGATCAACAGAATCCCTGTCTTTAGCTCGGTTCAAGGAACGGGTGGTATTACGGATGCGGCAGTTGATGTGATTACATCTAAGATGGACGCGGATGCAGCGGCGACTTCGGCACCAGAGATTGTGGAAGACACAGGGTTTGCGCCAGAGCAGCAGCTAGAAATGTTGTTGTCTCCAGAACAAACTCAACAGTTGGATCTACTTGCTTTAACGGAGCCAGAGCCTGAACCAGAACCCGCTCCGGCTCCAGCACCAGAGGAAGAACCCTCTCCGGCTCCAGAGCCAGAAGAGGAACCAGCACCTGCTCCAGAAGTTGAGGTCGAACCAGAGCCAGAGCCAGAACCTCCAGTGGTTGTGGAAGTTGGTCCTGATGAGGATGACACAGACGAAGGCGAAGAAGTTGAGGTTGAACTTGAACCTGAAGAGCCAGATGTCGAAGATGAGCCTGACGTTGAACCACCGACAGACATCTTTGTTCCACCTGTGGTTACGACGGATGACGACGGTAACGAGGTTACTGAGTGTCCTGAAGGTTACAGAATGGTTACGACAGGCGAAGGTCCGATGTGCATGAAGTCGTTCTCGATGGAGCGTCAACGTGCGGGGGCTGGTACGAGAGCGTACACAGGCTTGGCGGGTAACATAGGACGGAGAGGACCAGGTCAACGTCGCAAGGTTACGACACAAACGCAGCGAGTGAGACCAACAGTCCGTAGAACATGAACTTACAAGCACTCCCAGAGGAAGCCTTAAAAGAAATCTTGGCCTTAACCGAGGCCAAGAAACGCCTGGATACACGGGAAAAGGCGCAAGATTATTTCATGCCCTTTGCTCATCATGTGTATGAGAACTTTATTGAGGGGCGACACCACCGGATTATCGCGGAAAAGCTGGAAAAGGTAGCGCGGGGCGAGTTGAAACGTCTGATTATCAACATGCCACCGCGTCATTCTAAGTCTGAGTTTGCAAGTTTTTTGATGCCAGCGTGGTTTTTGGGTAGAAACCCTAAACTAAAGATTATTCAGGCTACCCATAATACTGAACTTGCTGTTCGTTTTGGTCGGAAGGTTCGGGATCTTATAGACGATCCACAATATAAAGACATCTTTCCTGATACCAATCTAAAAGAAGACAACAAAGGTGCAGGAAAATGGCAAACTGACAAGGGCGGCGAGTACTTTGCGGCTGGTGTTGGTGCTGCGGTGACTGGTCGTGGTGCGGATTTGTTCGTAATTGACGACCCACACTCGGAACAAGACGCTCTGAGTGAGACTGCGTTCGACCATGCGTACGAATGGTACACTTCTGGTCCTCGTCAGCGTCTCCAACCTGGCGGTGCGATCATAATTGTTATGACCCGATGGGGTAAGAAGGACCTGACAGGGCGTTTATTGGCTGCGCAGGGCAGCGATATCATGGCGGATCAGTGGGAAGTTGTAGAATTTCCTGCAATCCTGCCGTCAGACAAGCCGTTGTGGCCTGAGTTCTGGGAAAAAGACGCGTTATTGTCGATTAAAGCGTCGTTGCCTGTGCAAAAATGGAATGCGCAGTGGCAGCAGACGCCGACAAGCTCTGATTCTGCGATAATTAAGCGCGAATGGTGGCAGGAATGGGAGAAGGAAGAGATCCCGCCTGTAAAATACATTATTCAAGCCTACGATACGGCGTTTTCCAAGAAAGAAACGGCTGACTACAGCGCGATCACGACATGGGGCGTGTTTGAGCCGGAGGAAGGTGGGTCAGATCACCTGATATTGATGGATGCGCGGCGTGGGCGATGGAATTTTCCTGAACTCAAAGAGGTTGCGTATGAAGAACACGAATACTGGGAGCCAGACATGGTTGTGGTCGAAGCGAAAGCGACGGGTACACCGCTCATTGACGAGTTGCGGCTACGCGGTATTCCGGCACTGGGCTTCTCGCCTGGCAAAGGCAAGGATAAAGTAACCAGAATGCATATGGTTGCGCCATTATTCGAAGCTGGTGTAGTATGGGCACCAAGAGACAAGAAATTTGCTGACGAAGTGATCGAAGAGGTCGTTTCATTTCCTAATGGCGATCATGATGACTTTTGTGATAGTATGACGTTAGCACTGATGCGTTTTCGGCAGGGAGGGTTCGTTTCCTTGCAAGGCGAGAACGATGATCACGACGAGTATTATCGTCGTAAGCGGGAGTATTACTGATGGCGTTGCCACCGATTGTAGATTCTGGGATCACCCCTGAAGACATGATGCCGACAGAGGCGTCAGTCGAGGTTCCTGTTGAAGACCAGATGGAAATGTTTCCTAACGGAGCCGAGGTCACACCAGATGGGGAAGGTGGCGCGATCATCGAAGCTATTCAAGAGATGATAGCTGGACAGATAGAAGAGCAGATCCCCCACAACGCAAACCTAGCGGAGTATTTGGATGATGGGTATCTTGGAGAAATTTCGTCCGACCTACGAGCGTCTTATGAAGAAGATTTGGACTCTCGGTCAGAGTGGGAAGAGACTTATACAAAAGGCTTGGACCAGCTTGGTGTCAAGTATGAAGAGCGTACTGTCCCGTTTGAAGGAGCTAGTGGCGTCACGCACCCGCTGATTGCGGAGAGCGTTACACAGTTCCAAGCGCAGGCGTACAAAGAGCTACTGCCGTCTGGTGGACCAGTTAAGACACAAGTCTTGGGTTTGCAGGATCAGGCGCGTGAAGAGCAGGCTGGTCGTGTAAAGGACTTTATGAACTACCAGATCATGGAAGTGATGGAAGAGTTCGATCCTGATATGGATCAGTTGCTGTTCTATTTACCGCTGTCTGGTTCTACGTTTAAGAAGGTTTACTTTGACGAAGCGAAACAACGGGCCGTATCTAAATTTATTCCAGCGCAGGATTTGGTTGTACCTTATGCTGCATCGGACTTGGCGACTGCGTCTCGTGTTACGCATGTGCTTCGCATGGATGCGAATGAAGTTCGCAAGATGCAGATCGCGGGATTCTACAGGGATGTAGAGTTAAGCAAGTATGACGAAGACGAGAACGAGGTTCGCCAGAAGGTTGACGAGCTACAGGGTACGTCACGCACATACACAGACGAAATCTTTACGATCCTTGAAATGCATGTCGATATGGACATCGAGGGTTTCGAGGACATGTCTCCAGACGGAGAACCTACGGGTATCGCACTTCCGTACATTGTGACGATTGATGAAGGATCAGGGCAGATTCTGTCTGTCCGTCGTAACTTTGAGGAAGGCACGGGGCTAGCTAAGAAGCAGCAATACTTCGTGCATTACAAGTTTATGCCAGGTCTGGGCTTTTATGGCTTTGGTCTGATCCACATGATTGGTGGCCTTGGTCGTGCGGCAACGAGTATCCTTCGACAGTTGATCGATGCAGGTACACTTGCCAATCTCCCAGCAGGATTCAAGGCCAGAGGGGTGCGGGTTCGCAATGATGACGAGCCTTTGCAGCCTGGGGAGTGGCGGGACATCGATGCACCTGGCGGGAATATACGGGACTCTATTATCCCGCTGCCGTACAAAGAACCATCTGGTACGCTGGCACAGCTACTGGGTGCGCTCATAGAAGGCGGTAGACGCTTTGTTTCCCTTGCCGACCAGCAGACTGCCGACGCGAACGGTCAGGCTCCTGTAGGGACGACTGTGGCTCTCCTAGAGCGTGGTATGAAAGTCATGTCCGCTATTCACAAGCGGCTCCACTACTCACAGAAACAGGAGTTCCGTGTACTAGCGCGGATCTTCCGTGACAATCTACCACCAGAATACCCTTACGATGTTGAGGGTGGTAACCGAATGATCAAAGCAGAGGACTTCGATGATCGCGTCGATGTCGTTCCTGTTAGCGATCCAAACATATTCTCGATGGCACAACGGGTCACGCTGGCACAAACTCAGTTGCAGCTTGCGCAAAGTAATCCCCAAATGCACAATCTACACGCGGCGTATCGTCGGATGTACCAAGCACTTGAGGTACAGAACATTGACGAAATCCTTCCCCCTCCTCCACAGCCGCAGCCACTTGACCCAGCCATCGAGAATGCCCGTGCATTGATGGGCGAGATATTGAATACGTTCCCTGAACAGGACCACGATATACACATCCGTATACACATGGCGTTCATGAAGACCCCGCTGGTGATGACATCGCCACAGGTTATGGGTACGTTCTACTCACACATTATGGAACACGTATCGCAGAAAGCGCGTAAGATGGTTATGGCGGAGATCGAGCAGATCATCGCACAGGCACAGTTGGCAGCGCAGGGTGGAGCAATCGACCCGATGGCAGCGCAGCGTCAGATCATGGAAGTGCAGCAGAACATGCAGGATCCGGCTCAGATGGAGCAGTTGATCTCGATGCAGATGGAAAAACTGATGGCGGAGATATTGCCTGGACTGTTGCCAACAGGCAACGATCCGATGAGCGATCCTCTGGTACAAATCCGTATGCAGGAGCTTGCACTGAAACAGCAAGACTTGCAGCGTAAGACTGAGGACGATCAGGGTCAG